CCGCTGTGGTAGACCCCCGTCTAGTATTACGGGGGTAAATCCCACAGAGCCTGTGACACTCACCTTGTATTCGCAAGCGTAGCGCGCCAGTGTTTGAGCGCTAGCGAGTTTCATACCTCAAGCGTTCACTTTTTGACCTCGAAGCGGTTCGGGTTCCTGTTACACCCGAACTAAGTCCCGAATTCAGGACTTTTACTTTGTTAGTTCTTCTGTTTTGTCGCTGAAAAACTTTGAAGGCATGTTTGTTTTTTGCTTTCAATAGGGCTTTACGGAATCTCTCGCCATTTCCATTTTGTTAAAATGTCAAGCTTTTTTTTGCTTTATCTTATGGAAGTCTTCTTCTGTAAATCTCTTCAATCCTAGGTTGATTAAGTAATCCAGCATTTCTGTTTCTTTGATGTTTGTTTTGGTCTCGATTACCGCTTTTACGGTTTTTTCCTCAACCTTTCTCCACGTACTGTCTTTAATGTGCTTTGTTGCCATTGTTTAACCTCTCTTGATTTCCAAACATATTATAATCTTAGAAACTAATTTTTATTGACTATTAGAATCTAAGTATTTAAAGTTTCCGCATAAAATAATTTCTTAGAAAATAAGTTTTGTGGGTTTTGGTATGAAAAAGCAGATTTTCACTCTTGATGAATTACAACTCGATACAAACGCTTCTCCGTTTGTTTTTGTCGATTATCTTGCTTGGTCGGTTCCTTATGCTTCATTCCGTCACGCGCATAAGTCCGATTTGTCCTCGCTTATCTGGGCGCCTCTTCCTAAGCCCGATTACCGTATGGCTCGCACCCCTGAGCAAAAAGAGAANAAAGAGAAGTTAATCGAGCTTTATAAGCAGAAGTGGAACGTTGCCATGATGGAACGCTTGGAGGTGTTTTGCCTTCATGTTCTTGGTCTTCGTATGTCGCCTTGGCGCGATAAGGGGCTTTATGGGTATGAAAACTCATGCCATTTGATGTCGAAGTACTCCAATAAACACGTGGGCTTTGTTGCGCTAGGGGGAAACCGTAATACCTGTTACTTCCAAATTGAGGGAGTAGGGTGTCGAACCGTGTTAGAGCACACCTCTTTATTCCGTCTTCATTGGTGGCTCGATTTATTAGGTTGCTCTCGTCTGTCTCGTATTGATTTGGCCGTTGATGACTTTCACGGTTTATTTGGCCGTGAGTACGCCAAAAAAGCCTATTCCGATGACGCCTTTCGCACCGCTAGAGCGGGACGTGCTCCTAACGGTGGTGAGCGATTAGTCTCTGAGCCTAATGGCAAAATCATCAATGAATCTTTCGAGGTAGGCTCTCGTGAATCTCGCATTTACTGGCGTATCTACAACAAGGCTGCTCAGCTTGGTTTAGATATGCACTGGTTTCGTAATGAGGTCGAGCTTAAAGACATGCCTATCGACGTTCTGCTCAATATCGAGGGGTATTTTGCAGGATTGTGCGCGTACTCGGCCTCAATTATCAATTCCTTGCCTGTCAAGGTGGTCACAAAAAAGCGTCAAGTGGCGCTTGATATCCACTCACGCATTAAGTGGGCTCGTCGTCAGGTCGGTAAGACGTTGTTTGATATTTCAAAGCATTTTGGTGGTGATTTGGAAAGGGTGTTTGGGGCGTTGATTTCTAAAGAAATTCACGACGATTCACTCAACCTTCCAGATTCTTATATGAAGTTAATTGATGAAATTATGGGTGATTAATATGAAATCTCGTTTTGTTCTTTTTGGTGCCTCTCATTCTGAAGGGGTGAGTAAGACTGGTGCTCCTTACCTTATCCCAGTGCTTTTTGTTGGTAAGCCGATTCGCCAGTGGAAAAACGATAAAGGCCAATGTTTGACGTTTGGCTTGCAGCATCAGGAAGTGAAATTTGTATCCAGTGACGCGATGACCAGAAAACTCGAACAGACCGCCTTTCCGGTTCTTGTCACGTTTGACAATGAGCCAGACCCAGAAGACCCATCACGCAACCTCGTGATTGATTATCAAGTGGTGTGTTCCTTGTTTGACAACGTGCCGGGCGGCAAGCCATTGGATAAACCTCAACCCATTAAATCTTGATGGACTTAACCCATTACGTCTGGAACGAGGCGCTCTATTTCGCGGTGGTCAAGGCCGTTCTCGTTCTGTTCTTTACATCCTTTGGGATTGGCGCGGTTGCCAGTCTCATTTTATCCACGGTAAAGGAGAAGCTACATGTTTAGCTCACTGAAAAACAAACTTAATACCTTTAAAAGCACCCTTTCACTCGGGGTTTTCTTGCTGTTTTCCGCATTTGCTAACCAAGCACTCGCGGCTGCTGATGCGGCTTTGGTCACGGAAGTCACCAAAACACTGGGCACCAGTAAAGATACGGTGATTGCGCTTGGGCCGCTCATCATGGGCGTGGTGGGGGCAATTGTTCTGATTGTTACCGTGATTGGCTTAATTCGTAAGGCTAAATAGTGCTTGAGTTGTGGCTGGGTCTCTTTGGCTCAGCGGTCATCATTATCGGCTTTGTGTCGGGCTTATATTTGGTTTAAGGGAGGAGGGCGAGCGTTCGCCCTTTTTTATGCGCTATTTTCTACTGTTTTTGACATTGCTCTTTCTTTCTCCATCGGTAACGGCTTCCGCCATCAATTGTGATCCTAATACTACTACGTCACACCAGTTACTTTTCGGTTTTGGCTCTCCCATTGTGCAATCGGTGTTATTTGATGGCTGCATGCTTGATATTGAAAAAGATGACTATGGTTTTGTTTGGTCTTGTCTTTCAAATGAAAATGGGGACTATTGCAAGGGGCTCTACAAACCCCGTTTTTCACAAGGGGTATCCCCGAACTGGCCGATGTGCGACTTGTCCGGAGCGTCTGCAGAGCGCTGCATTTATCCTTATTGCCCAGAGGGGGAAGAGTGCGTTCCCTTACCACCTACACCGCCCAGTGATTCCCCTGTTGATGGGCTGAGCAGCTCGTTTAAGTCTGCGTTCAATCAGGTCTATAAAAACCAATCAGAGATGGCTTCGACTCTCAATCATGTCAGTGGTCAGGTGTCCCA